GGCCCACAGAAGAAGTGTCGAGCACCGTTCGTTCAGGTGCTCAGACAAAACATTTGCGGGTCGAGGTCAACACCGAGCACGTAGTACGCTTAGAAAGCGTACTCGCGTCGGTATATGACAAGACCGTATTTACTATACATCCGTGTCTATACTCGCCCCAGGCGTCGAGGTCAAGTTGGTTAGTGTTGGGGTTGCCACCTACTGCTGCGAGGGCCAGACGTACTGTGCTCTCTGAGAGGCGGTTCTTGACCAAGACGAGTAGGGGATACTCGAGTAGGAGTCCACGGGGTTTGGGGGTGCGCAGGAGACTCTCGGCCGAGACCGAACCCACTGCGGGGATGGAGTGGATAGCGGACACATCCAGCGTTTCAGTGTAGGCAGACCCGAATCTCAGAGACTTACTATAACTGCTCTTTTTCATGTCTTCCTCCACTGATAAACCTTCGTGCCGCAGGATATCCCGCTCCAGAGGCGTCGCACATTTTGAAAGGTACGCGTGTGTCGCATGTAGTTTGAGGGGCGCGTACCCGAATTCGTCGACTATCGTCCGTGCTTTGATCTCGACGTAGCGGTATGTACCTCCGCTGATAAATTGAGGCCCGTTATTGACAGCGACGCCCCCACAAAGTAGTTCGTCAACCAACGCGTCGTCAAGCCATCGGTGCTGGAACGTTCTCGTAACAGCAGAGCGCAAGAGGAGGGGCGCGGTGGGAGAACCACTTCTATTAGCAATCGACCGGGCCGTACCGATCATGCTTGTGAGGGCGTCGAGTGGTGCAAGTATCTTTTCATTGACCCAGTTTCCAGAAACAGCACCTGCAACTGCTCTGGCTAGGTAGGCGTACGAGTAGCGAGCCCCGCTCGCCACCCTGAGGAATTCGGTGGAAACATGACCAATGCTCTGTTTCCTTGGGTTCATTCGCAGCGGTGAACCCATGATTGTATCGACGACAAAACCCGCTTCCGCATAGTCACGCAAGCCGAGGTACACGTCGTCACCTACGTGTAAGGAGGGATGGTCGAGTAGCCAGTCTTCGCCTAGCTCGATCATCAAATACGCCATGTTCAGGATGGAATTGAAGAACGTGGTGCCCCTATGCCCTGACATTAGCGTGCCAGCTGCACGACCATACTCCTTATCACCTACGTGTATCATCTGGTGATCGAGCGAGTAGACTAACTTGTCGGTTAACGTCTGGTCATACCCGGTCAAGATCGCTACCTCCTCGGTGACGATCTGCATTGCTCGGATCGTATGATGGGAGTTGAAGTCATCGTAGTCCAACATCGCACTAATGCCGGCGCGATTCCTGGCCTGGCCGACCCTTTCGGCCATACCTAAGTGTCCACCGCGACCCGGGTTGAGTATCACGCGACGCCCCCGCCACCGCTTCTCCACACTTGAGAGAAGGTGATCGAAGGCTAGGTACGTTACGGTGTCACAGGCGAAAATAGCCCTTGTCTTGCCGTTCTCGAGCTTCTCGCTGGCACCGACATAGGTCGTACCATCCCACACCAGCCGCGGATCGTTCTCAATCTCCTCCAGCCAGGCACGTCGGTGGTATCGATCGATATTGGGGTGTTTCTCCTCGCCTGGTCTGAAGATAGGGTCGATGTACCGTGAGTGTGAGCCATTCACAGCCCACTGCCACCTAGAATCCCAGTGTTGTTCGACCGTGGGGTAGTCCACAGTATACGATCCATCCACAGTCTGGATTTCCATCTTCAAGATACGCTTAACAGCACTACGAAGTCTGTTGTCGTCGTACTCAGCCAACATATGTTCCTTGATGTAAGCGAGATCAACTCTGTGCGCGGCCTCATCGTGAAGGCGGGCTGAACCAGTGGCCCGACCCTGTAGAACATCAGCCTCTACTAGGCCCGCTCCGCATAGGGAACCGTTAGCCCCTACCGCCTTGAGGAAATTTGAGATATCCTTAGCGTATGTGGGGTGGAGCACGCAAGCCGCCGCCCACCTGGCTGGTTCTGGTAGTTGTTCACGAAGCGACCAGGCGTACAGTATCATGTTGCAGACCCTGTCGTTGTTGAGGCGGGCTGACCGAGCGAGTTGCAGGTACGGCGTGATTGTCTTGTAGAAGTTACTGTCGATGCGGTGGAGGTCACGCAGTATCTCATCAGCATACACGTTGGCCTTAGTTATCGCGGCCGGATTAGGTTTGTAAGGAAAGAACTTGTCCGTATTAGTCTTCCGCAGCCAGCTGCGGTCAACCGTTAGAGCCGGTGGACAGGCCGGCACTGGGTTGGTATAAGTTATAAGCCGTACAATATCACCTGTGGGGAGGTGTACCTGTACGGGGACCCGGGCGGCAAGGTAGGACAAGGCCGCACGGGCGAGAGGAAAGGGCCGCAATCCATTCCACATAGGTCGGTAAACAAAAGAAATCTGTTCGGAAAAAGAACGCTCAGAAAAACCAGATAAATCAAAAGGGGTGAGACGCTCTTTCAGGTATTGACCGACGACGCCTGCGCCCCTGGCTTCGTCGATCACGAGGTTGCTCTTCATGTTGACGGCGCTGGAAGAGCTCCAGCTGGCTGGGTGTCCGAGGGGGGGGGTTGATCTGAACCGTCGAGTGAAGGTGGCGCGTTACCTGCAGCCGGCGGCCCCGGAGGGGGAGCGGGTGGCTGCGGCCCCACGCCGCCAGGGCCAGTGCCAGCCCGCGGTGCTTGAGGCGCGCGGTACGACTGATGTTGCGGCACTGGGGGGAGCGGGGCCCCCTCAGTCTGTTCATCGGCCGCAGGTGCATTACCCCGGGCCGGCTGCCACGTCCTACCCGGGTCGGCCGCGTGGGCCGATACCTCCGTCGTACCCGCGCCATTCGGGACGATGGGATCCCATTGGAACGGGACGTTGGATACAGTGATGACCGGGGAGTTCGCGTCACCGAAGCCCCTTGATCTGAGTGAAGCCTGGGCTAGCGCTATCGCCGCCCGTGACCTAGCACGCCTAGCCTGAGCATCTGCTGAATTTGAGGCTCCCGCTGCCATTGCGGTGGGGACGGTCACACGCCATAGAGTATCATGGTTTTCCATCTCCCACACTTCCGGAAGGTCTCCTATAGTAGCGTTGAAGTCGTCGTCCCAATTGACTGTCTTGTACTTCCCAACGTAACTGCCGTTTGTGTTGATGAACTCTGCCGGTGCTGGGATCGCTGACTGGCCTCGAGTCCAGAGGTACGATGATATAGGGTCTGCCGCTGCATGTTTAGTAGGAACATCGCCAGCAGTCGGTCCCTGATCGCCTGCCAGGATGACACTATCCTCGTCAAACTGGTAGAGTTTGAGGGCGGCGAGATCTGCTGGCGTGCCTGCATATGCTGCGACTAGTCCTGACGTCCGCGCAGTTCGCATCTTGAAAGCGACCGTTGAAAAATTGGCATTTCTGCCTCGGTCCAGCTCCTTGACCCGCTCAAAGTAACAGAGTGACTTTTCCTCTCCCGGTGTGGTCAGAGCGGCAAATCCTGCCGCTTCCGCCGTGCTACCTAGCAAGCCTGCGGGGATCAGACTTGTCGGCTCAATGAAGAAGTAGGGCGCCACGGTCTTGTGCTTGAGGTGGCGATCGGCCGTATCGTACAAAGCGTGACCGAGCGCGGCATGGTAATGCATCTCGGCGACACCGCTGTTCGAAGTCCGCCCAAATAGAAGATTCAACCCACGCATGTACAGTGGTGCGAAGCGGGCGGAGTCCCCCTTGATCTGCCGTCCGATAGCTAACGCATCATTATCGGTAGGCTCCGCTTCTTCTGTACCAGGCGGGGAGACAGTACCTGTATTCGAGGTGAAAACTGTTGGGTACCACCCACCAGTCGCCGGGACACAGGGGTCACAGTGAGCTACAAGTGCCGCTGTCTTCAGTGCGACTGCATCGACCCATGCAGACGCGGCACTAGCGTGGTGCCCCGCAAGCGGGGGCAGGGCAGGGTACTGGCTAAGAGACATGTTTATTCCACCATACGGAACGCGGAAAGTACACGCACGAAGGGCGCGGCGGAACCAACCCCCCTCGTCAGTGTGCGACACGACCGACACCACACTGTGGATGCCCCTCGTGACCGCATATGAGAACAGGTCCCCGGCACCACTTTCTTCAAAGTTAGCCCCCAGTATCCTCAGTGCTTCAACGCATGCAGATGCGAACGGGGGGCCAGTGACTGCCGGAACGATCGGTTCGTTGGTGAGTGGGTTGAGCCTTAGGACATCGGTCGTGACGCTGGCACCCTCACCATTAGCCGCACCTACTAGGACAGCGAAAACATGTGGGTCACCCGTCGTGTCTACAGTCCGAGGAATGAAGACCGATGATGTTGAAGCCGTCTGAGGTGAATCGAGGGTGCCGAGGGCTACAACACGCAAGTCCTGTCCCCCACGAAGGTGGATCGAGGACACTCCGCCGAAAACCGATTGGGCAGCGACCCCTTTAGCAAGCCGTTCGACGATACCGCATAGGTCCATCGTCTCCCAGGTAGGTGCGAAGTTGCTGTAACGCCGTGCATACCCCTCGAAATTCGCAGCCTGGGCAGGATTAATCGGGATACTGGCGTCGATTGACATTGGCGGATCGTCTCCACCGTGCGTGTAGGCGAGCGCATCTCGGAGCCGGCTGAAGCGGCGTCCGACCTCGTAGAAGACAGAACGTCGCTTGTACGACAACGAGCCATGCTCGTACACGCCAATTGACAGACCAGCTCTGTACCTGCGGTACGTCTGATCATTAGGGATTAGACCGGTAGCATCACCGGCTAGGGCCCCGGTCAAGGAACCCAAAGCCTGATTGGTAAACTGTTCGGCTGACGCCATGGCTTAAGTTGATCACAAGTTTTCACGTGAAGTATTCGTAGAAGTTGGATCAACGGAACCCTCCCCAACGGAACTACTAATACATACCCACAAGGCGCTGCTGTACGCTTTCCAGCGAACCAAACACGCTGCACATAACGGCGGGGCGACACGCGTCCAGACAGAACCTTTTACCGGCCTATCCAGTCACTTGGGACCTCAGATACTGTCAGGGTGGCTACCCCACAGCGAGAAACCAAACCGAGAGGTCCATTCGGGTTTGATTTAACCCTCCCCAACGGAACTACTAATACATACCCACAAGGCGCTGCTGTACGCTTTCCAGCGAACCAAACACGCTGCACATAACGGCGGGGCGACACGCGTCCAGACA